AATCTACTTTCATTTTTTTCTCCCACTGCACTTGACTACGCGATAATATGAGAATATAAGCGAGTTTGTCAAGGCCGTAAAAGGGTCTTTAACAACGAAAGCGAGAAAACATGACAGACTTTTTACAAGATCAGATGGAGGCAGACTTCGCCAATTCCATCGAAAACACTGCGCTAGGTTCGCTAACAGGTATAGCTAAAATAGCCCGAACAATCCGCACAACGCAAGAAGAAGTTCAGGAGCTTGAGACAAAACTCAAAGCCCGCAAGAAGGACTTATTAAAGTTGACGGACGAAGACCTACCTTCAGCAATGCAAGAGATGGGACTTTCAAGCTTTGCTCTGGATGACGGGGCGACAGTAGATGTCAAACCAACATACGGTGCATCAATACTCGTAGCCAACAGGCCAAAGGCTTATCAGTGGTTGCGGGACAACGGATATGACGACATCATTAAGAATGTTGTAGCATGTCAGTTTGGCAGGGGTGAAGATGACAGAGCAAGGGACTTTCAGTCGTTTGCCTCTCAGCAAGGATACCCGTCAACGCAGGAAGAAACCATCCACTCTGGTACACTAAAGGCTTTTGTACGCGAAAGAGTAGAAGCTGGTGAAGAGTTTCCAATGGAACTCTTTGGAGCCTTTGTAGGTCAACGTGCTATTATAAAAGGAGCTAAATAATGGCGAACTCTGTAACTAAAACCAAGAAGTCAGAAGTACAGGCTTTTGACGCATCCATGTTCGAAAGCGACGCGGGTCAGGGAAACGAAAACATTGGGTCAGATGATCTTGCGCTTCCGTTTCTCAAGCTGTTAAGCGGATTGGACTCTGTTCTCGACACGCACGAAACTGCGCGTAAAGGGGACATCTATAACACTGTAACGGGGGAAGCTTTCTCTGGTAAAGACGGCATCAGTGTTATTCCTTGCGCGTACCAACGCGTGTTCATTGAGTGGATGCCGCGAGGCACCGGATCAGGCGCACCGCGCAATATCTACAAAGCTGGGGACGTTATCCCTAAAACTAAACGGGACCCAGATGACAACAAAGAATACGTTGTAGACGGGGAAGGGGAATACATTGAGGAGACAGCGCAGCANTATGTNCTTGTTGTCAACGAAGATGGGTCNACCGAAACCGCTCTTATTGCCATGAAGTCTACGCAGCTAAAGAAAAGCCGCAAGTGGAACTCCATGATTCAATCCGTAACCTTGCAAGGCAAGAACGGGCCGTTCACTCCTCCACGGTTCTCTCATATCTACAAGCTCAAGTCCGTAGCTGAAGAGAACTCCAAAGGGAGTTGGCACGGGTGGGAAATGTCGCGTGAAGGTCCTGTGACCGACGCGCACGTTTATTCCAGAGGCAAAGAGTTCTCTACGAGCGTTCTTGCCGGAGATGTGGTTGTAAAACACCAGAATGAAGACGAGCAGCAATCTGCCAAGTCAGACGAAGTTCCGTTTTAAGTTTTACAGGGGGTTGCGTTAGCAGCCCCCACATAGGGGAATACTATGTCCGTTAAAAAGTTTTCGTCCATCTTTGATGGACTGCAAGAAGCTTACGGGACTTATCGGGTAGATAAAACTCAGTCAAACGGTAAGAACACCGGAAAAGCAGCCATCGTGCGCGAAACACGCGACACGAAGCTTTGGGAGGGACACCTCTCAGGCAAAGGCAACTCTATTGGAATTATCCCTATTAACGCGCAGAATATGTGTAAGTGGGGTTGTGTAGACGTTGATCAATATCCGTTGGATCACAAGGTCCTTATTGATAAGATTAGGAAGCTAAACCTGCCTATGGTTGTGTGCCGCTCTAAGAGTGGTGGTGCGCACTGCTTTCTGTTTAGCAGCGATTGGGTAGAAGCCAAAGAGATGCAGAAGTCTCTGAAGTGTATCGCCGCAGCACTGGGCTACGGTGAAAGTGAGATATTTCCGAAACAAATACGATTGCACTTGGACCGCGGTGACGTAGGAAACTTTTTGAACCTGCCATACTTCGACGCAGAGGACGGGCTACGTTACGGTATCTTAGATGACGGAACCTCCGCTACCCTTGAAGAGTTCTTTGAGCTTTACGATACGCATGTACAAACGCCGGAACAGATACAAAAGATACAGATCGTAGAAGAACCCACAGAACAGATGCCCATGCGAGACGGACCGCCGTGCTTGCAGCACCTTGTTCGTCAAAAGATATCAGAGGGTGGCAGAAACAACGGCCTGTTTAACATAGGTGTGTATCTGCGCAAAGCATTCCCAGATAGTTGGGAGACAGAAATCCTAAACTACAACATGCAATATCTTGAACCGCCGTTGCCGTTGCCAGAAGTTAACGTAGTTGCCAAGCAGGTAGAGCGCAGAGACTACGCATACAAATGCAACGACGCGCCAATTAACGCGCACTGTAACAAAGAGCTTTGCCTTACTATGAAGTTTGGTATCGGCTCTGCTGTACAGAACGCTATTGTTGCTAACCTGAGAAAATATAACTCCACACCTCCCGTCTGGTTTATGGATGTAAACGGCGAGCCCTTAGAGTTAGATACAGAAGCTTTAATGAGCCAGCCCGCCTTTCAAAAAGCCTGCATGGAGCAACTTAACTTCATGCCCCGAACCGCTCAGAAAGCTCAGTGGGAGGGCCGTATTAGCTCCTTGCTTACAGAGATGCGTGATAACGAAAGCGCGATTATGGAGGTCGCTGTGGACGCCTCTGTAAGCGGCCAGTTCTACGACTACTTGGAAGAGTTTTGCCGCTTCCTACAGCAAGCGCACGACAAAGAAGAAATATTACTTCGCCGTCCGTGGACAGATGAAGAGACCAGCGTCACATATTTTCGCCTCAGAGATTTTGAGAACTTTCTTAAAAAGAATAAATTCTTTGAATACAAATCACACAGAATTGCTCAACGCCTCAGAGACATCAACGGCGACAGTACTGTGTTGAAAATTAAAGGTCGTTCAGTACGCGTGTGGCAAATCCCAGCGTTTGAAAAAGCAGACATGGAGCTTTCGACGCCTAAGTTTGCATCTAAGAAGGAGGCCCCCTTCTGATGAAAAACGTACTTATACAAATGAGAAACAAAGAAATTGTCAACATGATCGACAATAAATTTATGACAAAGACGGCTGTAGCTAAGTGGTTTGGAGTCAGCAAGCAGCGCGTCGCTCAGATATACCAAGAGGAAAAAGCAGATGTTTCGGATATTCGGACCGCCGGGGACGGGGAAAACAACAGCCCTACTTAACATGGTTGACGACGCCCTTCAAAGCGGTATCGCTCCAATGAACATAGCCTTCTTGGCGTTTACCAGAAAAGCTGCCAACGAAGCAAAAGAGCGGGCCGCTGCCCGATTTAATCTCGATCCAAAGAAGGACCTGTTTTACTTTAGAACCTTGCATAGTTTGGCCCTGACCTGCTCCGACATCGTTCCAGAACAGGTAATGCAGGACGAACATTACAAAGAACTATCTCAAGAAATGGGCTACGAGATACAGATGAAAAGGGCCGCCAACTATGATGACGATCTCCCTGACCTACTCAAAGCTTCTGATCCTATCTTGGGTCTCATAAACCTAGCCAGAATGCGCAAGATGGGTCTGCGTGAACAATACGACGACAGCGGCATCGACGCAGAGTGGAACACTGTAGATTACGTTAATCGCAGTCTTCTAAAATACAAAGAAAACATGCAACTGTTTGACTTCACAGACATGCTGGCAAATTTCGTCAAAGAAGGTCACACTGTCTGTCCTTATTTCGATCTCTGCTTTGTGGATGAAGCACAAGACCTCTCCTTACTACAGTGGGATATCGCTCATCTGTTAGATAAACGATCAGACCGCATGTATTGCGCTGGAGATGATGACCAAGCTATCTACAGATGGGCCGGAGCCGACGTGGAATCCTTCATTAATCTGGAAGGTGGGTCAGAAACCCTGTCCCAATCTTACCGCGTACCTCAACAAGTACACAAAGTAGCTGAACGCATCATAGACCGCGTAGATCGTCGCTTCATAAAAGACTACTTTCCTAAGAAAGATTCTGTCGGACACTACGAGCATATATACGATATCGATCAGCTAGACATGTCAGAAGGCTCTTGGCTAATTATGGCTCACGCCGGATACCTGCTTGCAGAAATAGATACCACCCTCCGGTCCAGCGGATACCTCTTCGAATTTCGCGGACATCGATCCATACCAGAGAAAACAAGTATCGCCGTCAACGGCTGGGAGCAATTGCGCAAGGGTCAAGAAGTAAACGGAGCCGTGGCTAAGAAAATCTACAGCTTCATGTCCAGCAAAGAACGCGTTGCCAGAGGATTTAAAACCCTGTCCGGATTGGAGGACACAGACTTCGTTACATTAGACAAAACTACAAAACCAGTACGGCTTGTTGGCAACCATCGACATGGTCTGGCACATAGCAATGGACAGACTGCCCGAACAAAGCAGAGCATACATCATTGCACTCCTGAGACGTGGTGAAAAATTCAACGGCGATCCGCGGATCATCGTCTCCACCATTCATCAAGCCAAAGGCGGAGAAGCAGATAACGTCGTCCTCATACCAGACCTGTCCGTAGCTGCGGAAAAAGAATTAGAAACCGCTCCAGACGATATTCACCGCTTGTTTTACGTTGCAGTTACACGAACTAAGAATAACCTGTACATCGTTGAACCCGAAAACATGGCAAGGAGCTACGACATATGAAATGCTGGCATTGTAACACAGACCTAATCTGGGGCGGAGATGAAGACTGTGGCGAAGAAGACGAAGAATACTCAATTGTATCAAACCTATCATGCCCACACTGCGAGTCATTCGTCCTCGTATATTACCCAAAAGAAAAAGACAGGCGATACCCCTACAACTTAAACTTATGAGGCAAACATGAAACGAGAAGAAATACTCGATACAGCAAAGAAAACAATCATGGGACCACGAGCCACGGACTACGGGCCTGCGGACGAAAACTTTAAGAGAATAGCAGTGGGCTGGAACGTAATTGTAGACTGCGCCCTCAAAAGAAATGGGGAATTAACTGAACAACATGTAGCCCTGATGATGGATTGGCTCAAAACTTGCCGCTTAGTAAATAACCCCCTTTCTGAAGACGGGTGGGTTGATAAATGCGGCTATAGCGCAATCGGCGGAGAACTGACCTCCATCGAACGCTTTAAAAAGAATGTAAGGCTACATAATGAAGGTTGAACTAGGCGGTCCAACGCTAAAATCAGAGTGGGTTCCCCCGTCCGCTCTGCCTGACTTAACACAACACAAAACTATTGCCATCGATGTCGAAACACGGGACCCGAACCTAAAGAAGAACGGGCCCGGATGGGCCGTAGGTGACGGAGAAGTTGTAGGCTACGCTATAGCTACAGCCGATTGGTCCTGTTACTTACCCGTGGCACACGAAGGCGGCGGAAACATAGACAAAAAACAGGCAAACAAATGGCTCAAAAAAGTATTTGAATGCCCCGCTGATAAAATCTTTCATAACGCACAGTACGATGTAGGCTGGATCAGAAGAATGGGATTTGAAATCAAAGGCCGCATCATCGACACAATGGTTGTCTCATCCCTGTTAGACGAAAACAAATTTAGCTACGCGCTAAACAGTGTTGCCTTTGAATATCTGGGTATAGCCAAGAGTGAGAACCTGCTAAGAGAAGCAGCCGCAGAGTTTGGCTTGGACCCAAAGGCAGAGATGTGGAAAATGCCCGCCATGTTCGTCGGTCCCTACGCAGAAAAAGATGCAGAGATTACACTCAAATTATGGAACTACCTCAAAGTCGAGATAGAGAAACAAAACTTAGGCGCAATCGTTAGCTTGGAACTCAACCTCCTCCCCTGTCTGGTCGATATGACATGGCGAGGCGTTCGCGTAGATATGGACAAAACCGAAAGAACGCGGAACGCGATCCTCAAACGAGAGAAAGCCGTCAAAGCTGAGATAAAAAGGCTCGTAGGATACGATGTGGAAATCTGGGCTGCACAGTCCGTTGCAAAAGCTTTTGATCACCTCAGTATCTCCTACCCAAAAACAGAGAAAGGCGCTCCGTCCTTCCGTAAGCAGTTTCTGGCAGACCACAGAGAGAAACTACCAAAGCTTATCGTAGAAGCAAGGAACCTAAACAAAACCAGCGGCACGTTTATTAATAACATCCTAAAGTTCTGCCACGCAGACGGAAGAATACACAGTCACATAAACCAAATCCGTGGAGATAGCGGGGGAACCGTCTCCGGCCGCTTTTCCATGAACAACCCCAACCTGCAACAAATCCCCGCCCGTGACCCAGAAATAGGACCCATGATCCGATCCCTCTTCCTACCAGAAGAAGGAGACCACTGGGCCGCTATAGATTACTCGCAACAAGAACCGCGCATCTTGGTTCACTACGCTCACATATACGGTGAACACAGAGGGCTTGCACTAAGAGGCGTAGAGGAATTTGTTAACGGCTACCGAAATGACCCAGACATGGACTTTCACACAATGGTTTCCGAAATGGCTAACATCCCACGCAAACAAGCCAAAACAATTAACCTTGGCATGATGTACGGCATGGGCGTCGCAAAACTGGCAGACCAACTAGACATCGAAGCAGAAGACGCCAAATCTCTCGTTGCACAGTACCATGACCGCGTACCTTTTGTGAAAGGTCTAATGCAAGGCGTCATGCGTCATCTGGATAGTAAACAAAGCAAGGGCGTCATCCGCTCCTTGGAAGGCCGCCGTTGTAGATTTGATATGTGGGAGTCCAAAAGCTTTGGTATGACAAAAGCTCTGCCTTACTCAGAAGCAGTAGAAGAATACGGGCCCAACATGCTGAAACGAGCCTACACATACAAAGCTCTGAACAGGCTTATCCAAGCGTCGGCCGCGGACATGACAAAGAAAGCTATGGTTGACCTATATCAAATGGGACATCTACCCATGCTACAAGTACATGACGAACTCTGCATGTCAGTAAAATCCAGAGAAGAAGCAGAAAGTATTGCAAAAGTCATGGAAGATGCAGTACCATTAGAAATCCCTAGTAAGTGCGACGTTGAAGTTGGCCCTAACTGGGGTGAGGCTCAATAGGTTAAAGTTTACTGCTCCTCTCCTAACGCCTCAACTACCTCCTGTCCAGCTAGGTTTCGCACTGCAACGACAGGGGGCCTTTTTTCTTGCAAGTTCCCATAAACTCTTATATATTCCCAGACAAATAGTGAGGGTATAATGGA